GGCGACATGAACATAGTGATAACCATGTTTAGTCTGATCAGCCCTCGGTCCTGAACCTCTGACGATAGTCATTGAGGCCTAAGTTCCAAGACTGAAGCGGACACGCTACCTACATTACGAGTGTTCACACACACGCGTGCAGATGCCGCGGTCAGGGCAAATCCGGCTCTTTGAGTTGGGTTGATAAGATCTCCGAAGAGAAATTGATAGGAGGACCTGTTATCGTAGTGTTAATAGACTTGGGCGTTATTGCCCGTCCAAGGCGGATTCTTGTAGGCTAACGCAGCTGTATAGCTGTTGGCTAGTCGTAGTTGAAGATGTGCTGGGTTCAACCTAATTCTTTATTAGGAGCTCCTGGAGCACACATCCCGGTATGAACCATATCTTTTATGGCCGCCGGTTGAATCATCACCTGTAACCCTACTATCGGGCACTTCAGAGGCACGTTAGCAATAACGCGTAATCTGAAGCAACCCGGAACGTTTAATCAAACCGTTTCCTTTGGAAGGTGGCTGCGGCCCTGCATCCGTAAGTTTGCAGGAAACCGAATTTGATGATGCCTTGCAGTGCTTAACTGCCAATCTTAAATAATGAACATGAGAACTTGAAAATTCAAGCTGTCACGGACAAAATTAAGATTGTCGCACATCAATGCCAGTCTCCAACGAAAGTTGGGGAATCCCTTAATTCGTGGGTACCTATTGGTACTTCGAGTTATGGGAGTGAGATTAAACGATAACTGGGTCCGATTGGCGATTTTGGCGTCTCGGCGGATGCTTAGCATTAACAAGGCTCAAGGTCTTCCCGGTTTGGTGAAGTACCTGAAAGCTTGTTCTGTTATGCTACAGCAGTCAATAGGAGGCCACTATGAGAACGATTTAACCAGTCTCGGTCCTAGAGTTTCTAGAACCCAGACCGGGTTACCCAGAATCATTCCTGCTTTTTCGAGAAAGCAAATCCGTAATGGAGTAAGGGTTCATATCAGAGTATGATTGACGTTTTTTAGTATTTACAGGGTATTGGAATTCCCTGGAAAGCTAAAACTGAAAACCATAACTGATCCTTTCTCCGGGGTTTCAAGCATCTTCGACGCTTTGGCAAGATATATTCCATCATTCACGCTACATTTTAGCGGTGGAGAAGGTTTAAGTCTACCAAAACTGAAGGCGCCTAACCCCTTTCCTATCTACACGGCAAGTCCTAACACCGTTACTTGAGCTGATACTGAAGTTTTTCAGTGATCTACGCACAAGGAATCTGTGTTCCGATCTTATCTGACACTCCAAAGACACCCCGAGATGCTAAAAAACATCTTGGCGTACCTTCAACTGCATCCTTTTTCCCAACGTTTCTTTGACGTGGTAAAAGGAGCTGAGAAGGCTAAGGAAGGTCTACCTTACTCCGGTTACTCTTTTTTGGTAACTAGAGAAGGGAAAAAGAAAGATCTGGCTAAGAGGTCAACCAAGTTCTTAGGAAGATTTGGATTTAAAGAGGAAGCTGCTGGGAAAGTGAGAGTATTTGCTATGGTTGATTGTTTCACGCAATGAGCGTTGGCTCCGTTACATTCCTTGATCTTTGGAATATTACGAAAGCATTCCGACATTGACGGTACTTTCAACCAACTCAGTCCTCTTAAACGGATCCCTTTTCAAAAGGTCCCGATTTACTCGTTGGACTTGAGTGCTGCTACCGATAGACTTCCAGTGATCCTTCAACAGATGCTTTACAGTAAGCTTTTTAGCCCTGATTTTGCGAAGTTGTGAAGATCCATACTGTGTGAACGTGATTATTTCGCGAACAATACAGTTGGGAAGACTCGCGTAAAGGTGGAACTCCGTTACGCCGTCGGTCAGCCGATGGGAGGGCTTTCTTCCTGACCATCGCTAGCATATTCTCACCACTTTATCGTTCAGTGTGCGGCCTGAAGATCAGGTTTCTCCACAAGACGTTTATATAAAGATTACGCCTTGTTAGGAGATGATATTGTAATTTGAAACCGACGTGTTGCCCTACAATACCTTCAGATCATCCGAGATCTGGGAGTGGAGTGTGGGATAGCAAAGTCAATTGTGTCCCTTCCTGGGACCGCAGTTGAATTCGCGAAGAGAACCGTTTATAAAGGCGACGACCTTTCTCCTATATCTTTCAAGGAGTTAGCCGACGCCCTAGATAAAGGTGCTTCATTCATATCTTTTATGAATAAGTACCAGTTCTCAGACACTGTTGCATATCGGTTGTTAGGATTAGGTTATCGTTTTAAGAAGACTAATCGTGTTTATCGATTATTTCATCTTTTAAAGAATGTACCTAATAGTGCAGCCGGTCTAGTAGAAATGTTTGACAAGATTTTAAAATCTGACTTTCGTGACTACCGTGACTGACTGTTCCAGCGAACTGGGTCGTGAGGCTCTAACTCGGGTGCCAACTATATAGTACCTCTTTGAGAATTTCAAAGTGGAACTAAGGTTGCCCTGGGTGCCCTTCGACTGATCCGATTTCTCCGTAGAGAGTCTGGACTCTTATATGAACGAGTCAATAGAACCTATTGAGATCTAGCCCAAGAATTGGCAGCTTCATCAAGCTGACAGTTTCTTGAAAGCAGATTTGATAGGGGACTTGCTCAGATATCTGCCGCAGTTGACGTACCTAAAAAGAAAGGTAGTCTGTCACTGCTGTGAGGTATTAGAGAACAGACCAAGGACTTACTAATTAAAAGTAAAGAGGTTTCAGAATCATTTCTGAAAATTTCACCTCTTACGAATAGTAACATCCGTTACATGTGAGATCGACGATCGGAAC